GGTGACAAACTTAACATACTTGACAAGACCTTCAAATACATGTACAATAACCTTTGTGAGGTTTGAAGGGTAATTAAGACTCTTTTGAATCAGATTTAAAGAGCTCTTCAAGAGATTCTCTTTTCTTCTCTACACTAGATATATAACCTAATTTGGGGTCTCCTGATAATTTAATTTTACCTTTTTTAGATCTTGATTCTATAACAGCATCATCTTCTTCGTCTTTCTCATCAATATATTGCTTATAAATTTTAATAAGTTTTTGATCATGACACTCGATCATTGTAATTACTTTATCCATTTTGAGAACAAACATATCTTCATCACTATGTTCCATCCAAGGAGTTACCTTAATATAGTTTAAGTGATTCATTTGACTTAGTGTCTTCATTTTAATAGGATTATGTAAAATCAAAATAGGCTCATCATCACTCTCGTCTACACAAACGAGAGCAAATATCTCTTCTCCTGAGACTAGTTTGAGAATGCTGTAAAATTCGTCACCCATATTACTTAAATGAAATGTTGATGAGATCATAATTAAATTTCTCATAGTTATAGATCTTTAGTCTTTCTATGAGATGATTGAGTGTGTAATTGCGTCTTGTCTTGTAAGTAGTGTCATCTGCAATATCATATAAAGTTGCTTTTGTTTTGTTATTCCCTTTCCGAAGAACACGACCTATAGATTGTAGATTCCTAATTCTTGATTTAGAGGGAGAAGCGAAAATGATATTATGAAGGTTTTTAATGTTAATTCCTGTAGAGAAAGTTCCATATGATGCAACTATTATAGCATTGTTTTGAAGTTCAGTAATTTCCCGAACCTTCTCTCGATCCTCGGCATCCACACCACCATGAACAAAAAAAGTTTGACGCTGTTCAAGTACATTACTATTTATGAGGTCAAATAAAACCCTTCCGTGACCTTCAACTCTTGAAAAGAGTATAAGTGTATTACCTTTAAGATCAAGTGCAAGATTTCTTATAAAATTATTTCTTTTTTCACTATTAATTATAAATTGTATTTCATCTTCAAATGTTTCAAACTTTTGTGGTGGATGCTTAAGTAACAAAATGTTAATGTCAAGTTTTGCAACATGACCTTTGGTCATGAGGTCTTTCGTCCCTATAATCTTGTATGAGGGCCCGAATAAACCCTCTAGAACCCACTTGTGAGTCTGCGTACCATCCAATGTGCCAGTAAATCCAAACCGATACTTTGCATGGTCAAGTTTTGTCATTATAGATATTAATGACTTTGATTTAAATTGGTGCGCCTCATCCCCAACAACAACAGAGAATCGCTCAAAATACTTTCTGGGGAGTTTGTAGATTGATTGCCAAGTAGTAATAATGACTTGAGAGTCTGTCTCTCTTTCTTTTCCTGCGTAAATTTTATGACAAAATGAACCTACATCCCAACCATAGTCTGCAAAATCTTTATACATCTGTTCTACTAACGAAGTCGTCGGAACGACTATCAGAGTATTTTCACCTCGCTCAACATAATATCTCACAATCGAGTATATCATCAGAGACTTACCTGAAGCAGTTGGGGATATCAACAACTTTCTATTATGTCTTAAAGCGTCGTATACTCCCTCAATTTGATAATCACGGGGAGCATACTTACTAATTGATGTTATATAATCTTTGACACCCTCATATGAGATGTGCTCATTGACTTCAAATGGTGTGCCATAATATTCGTTGTCTACAAATGAATAACTATATTCGTGATCTTTACAAAATTTCTGTATCTTATCTAAAAGTCCAACATATATCTGCCCATTATTTACATTAAAGAGTCGAATCTTTCCATCCCAGTATCTTTTGCGATACTGTGGCATAAACTTAGCCCCCGGTAGTTCAAATGTAAACTGGTCTGACAGTTCATAGAACACATGAGGATCTGAGTCTATCTGAAGATAAACTTCATTCTTCTTCAATATTGTCAAATGAGACATGACTATAGGAATCACCTATAGTTATTTATTACTCCTTTCTCTGAGTGAAATTGATACCTTCCATATGATCAAACTCATGTAAAAAGACTCTTGCGGGAAATCCATCTAATTTTACTTTATGATCAACTTTATTTTCATCTTCATACTTTACAACAATTTTTTCTGGCCTTAAAATATTAAAAGATTCGTCAGGAAAAGATAAACATCCCTCTTCACACCAAACCTTTTTATCATATGTCTTGACGATTCTTGGGTTAAAACATGTGATTGTTTCTTCTGTTTCCATATCGATCATCATTATAAACACTCTTTCATTGATACCAATCTGATTCGCGGACAAACCAACCCCTTCATGATGAATCATATTTTCACGAAGTATTTTACTCATCTCCACACGATCTAAGTCGTAACTACATTTTGTTACCTTTTCATGTAGTATCGGATGAGTATTGGGTGTTAGTTGTAATATCATTAGAATCCTGATTGAAATCTCTGCCACTCGATGGCATTTTTGATCTGATATGTGCGACCTGATATATTTCTGATTATCTCCTCAAGAAATTTGAGTGTGACATCATAATACCTTATCTTCATATCAACCTGACTCATTTTCTCATCTGCATCCAAATATCTTTGAATTGCATCTTTTTCTCTAACCTTAAAACTAAAAGGTTCTTCAACATAAACCTCTGCAGGTGCTTTGCCAGTATAGTAATTATGCCTATCAAGTTTGACTTTACTATATTGTTCTCTTGCTTTTTCACGCAGTAGTGTAATTGTATTGTAGATTGTATAATACTTTGCGTGTAATTGAGGTATTTTTAATGACTCATCATGTAGGTTATCAGGGTCAATGACAGCATCACGCTCCCACATTTCCTGAATTTTGTCAAGGTTCATAAAAGATTGCCAGATGTATCAACTATATTATACACAGTATAGCGGAAAGATGCACTTGCTGTAAAGTAGTTGATATCTGTTTCTGTTGCATCGAAGTTTAAAGAGGTAATTGATACTGGAAATAAGTTCTTAAATTTAACAATTGCCACATCACGAAGGTTACTGCTCAAGATATGAAGTCCACCATCACAAAACTGCTCCTCTAGGTCACGAATACCATCTGTATCGGTTGTCTTTTTAATAAACTGTTGTGGTGTTTCGGGAAATCCAAGTCCTGTCAACCAATTATGTACTGACATGTAGTTCTCCATGTTCTCATCAACAAGAAAACGAATGTCCAAATCACCATAAGTTAGTTTCTCACCGGGAACATCTATATTCTTTAAGTAAGATGGTTGTTGATATGTTCCTAAGTTTATCTCTGGTATTGATGCAGAGTTGCAGAAGAAATCAATCTTTGGAAATTTTGCAAGAGAAAACTTGAACCCAACTGGTGAGAGAAAATTACGATTACCAATTTGTCCGGCAAGTGCACCGCGAGATGATGAAGTCATTTTTTAGTTTTCTTTTTCATTGAATTAATAAATTTGCGATAAATTGCTGCTTCTGCAGTTTTACCCATCACCCGTGCTCTCTGCTCCATTGCGATGGCTGCCTGAATCTTGTGAGCATGGCCTCGATTTGATTTTCTAATTTTCGCAACACTGGATCTTGCTGTTGATTCATCTTTGAATCCAAGTCCATGAATTGTTCCTTTTGGATCTTCATCTGTATATAAGTCTGAATGTTTTTTAGATTTTGCTGGTTGCCCCTTCTTTCTTGGGATTCTTGGATTAGAAGACTCTAAAAACTGTTGAAGTGTTTTCATTCACCTCCACCTCCTCCATTGCCTCCACCACCATTACCACCACCGTTTCCACCACCATTTCCACCGTTTCCGTTACCGCCATTGCCACCATTGCCATTTCCGTTACCATTACCATTTCCGTTACCATTACCACTATCTGAGCGATTATCTCCACCACGATAATACCTCCCACCAAAACTAGGATAATACTTATATCGTTTTGTTGGAACGCAACTCTTTAGTTTTGAATCGAATCTGTATCCTTTAGGGCACTTTGCTGATTGTGCCTCATCCAGAAACTGGTCTAGATTTTTCATTAGTCATTAAGAATCATGTAGTACCATTCTTCACTCATACCACCAATAATGGTATCGGCATCAGTTTTATTTACAGCATAGTTTTCTGTAACAAGGTAGTCTACAATCTTTTCGTAAGCTTTATGTGCTTCTTTTAATTCTCTAGGTGATGGTTTCATGGCACTATTAGTTTTAAGTATTTAGTTATTCAGTAACGACAGTAAATCCTTCCCAACCACCGTTCTTCCCATCTGTGTTTGTAGTTAGATATGTTGGATTATTTGTGTACTGTTTTCTTTCACTGTATGTGTCAGACCATCTTTTATCACCCATGTAGTAAACATCTACAGATGAATTAAGTTGACTTGGTTTCTTGATGTGATAAGGCATCGTTCTTCAATTGATTTTTAACTTTTTTTGCGTACATAATCTCCCCTTTCGAGTATAAAAATGGATTCTTTTTTGCTCGTTTAAGGATTAATTTGGTTGCTTTTCTATCATTCATATAGGTATTTATACGAAGACAAAAAAAGGGAGGTTGCCCTCCCTTCTTTCAAACCTTTAGTGCATTATGCAAATACCTCTCTACAAATGCGTTTACATGTATTTTGATTATCATCACACTCGATCAAACACTCGTAGTATTCCTCGACTAAATCGTTCCTAGATTCATATTTGGA